TGGAACACCATAAAGGAAAAATATGGCAACGACAGTAACCCTAAAACCTAATGCGATTGACATCTCTGGCTCAACTTCAGGGACAACCACATTGCAAGCAACTGCGGTGGCTGGTACTACCACAGTAACACTTCCTGCGGCAACCGATACCTTAGTTGGTAAGGCAACGACAGACACCCTGACCAACAAGACCTTAACTGCTCCTGTAATCAGCACAATCTCTAATACTGGTACTCTTACCCTTCCAACATCGACAGATACTTTAGTCGGAAGAGCAACCACAGATACTCTGACAAACAAGACTTTAACAACTCCAACTATCAGTTCACTTTCATCTGCATCTGCTACTGCGCTAACTTTGCAGTCTGCTGGAACTACGGCAATTACTGTTGATACTTCACAGAATGTGGGGATTGGTACTGCTAGTCCAACACAAAAACTACAAGTGGCTGGCAATGCTTTTATTAGTGCTGGTCAATATTTCATGTGGGATAACGCTGGCGCATGGGCTTTGCAATCTGATGCGTCAACTTATGTTCGCACCTTCATTGCTGGCAATGAAAAGTTGCGTGTTAATGCGTATGGCATAGGCGTTGGCGGTGCAATTCCATCATCAGGCACAGGCATCGCTTTCCCCGCAACCCAATCAGCATCATCTGACGCAAACACATTGGATGATTATGAGGAAGGAAGTTTTACGCCTACGATTGCTTTTAGTAGTGGAACAACAGGCATTACTTACTCACAACAAATTGGTAGATATATAAAAGTAGGGACTTTGGTTTTTATCCAGTATTTTATTTCGTTATCAAGCAAAGGCTCAAGTTCTGGTAATTTAGAACTTACGGGACTTCCATTTACATTAGGTTCTGTTACAGATGGTTATTTTTGTACAGGCATACAAACACTTAATTTGACTTCAACAATACAAACATTATTGCAATTAAACGCGGCTGGTCAACAATTTAATGTGATGTATTCTGGACTTGATACAACTATTACAAATACTGTTTGCCAAAATACAACGGCTGTCAGAGCCGCATTTTGCTATCGTTCTGCTTAATTAAAGGAAAACACAATGTCAACACTCACAGAAACCAAGGTCATCGACCAAATTACAGTAACCGAAAACGGCACAGTCCTGTATCGGGAAGCAACACGCATCCTAAAAGATGGTGAGCAGATAGCACAGACATACCATCGTACAAGCCTGACACCAGCGCAAGACTTAACGGGCGTACCAAGCAATGTTGTTGCTATCTGCAACACAGCATGGACACCAGCAGTCATAGCGGCTTATCAGGCGCAAGTGGCGGCATCACAAATAACATGACACCAGAACTCCAAAAGTACTATGAAGCCCGCTTTGACATGATGTCAGCAGACGGGTGGATAGACTTAATGGACGATATTGACACAATGATAAATTCGTTGAACAATATCAGTACAATCCCTGATGAAAAAAGCCTACAATTCAAAAAAGGCGAACTTTCTATCCTAACGTGGCTAAAAACCCTTAAACAGGTCAGCACTCAAGCGTATGAGGAATTGAATGAAAAGAATTTATGAATTTGTCTGCGTAAGCGGACATAACACCGAGAAACTAACTGATTATGAGACAGATGAAGTTCGGTGTTCAAGTTGCGGTGTGACAGCCAACCGCATCATAAGCGCTCCAAGCGTTAATTTGGAAGGGTGGTCTGGTCATTTTCCATCTTCATGGATGAAATTTGAAAAGAAACACACAGACAAATTGAAGCAAGAGCAAAAAGAGAACTCTTAAGCAGAAATGCCGAGTTTAATGTCCTAGAACCGATAACGGCAGGAAAAAGGAAGAATATGTTGATTGATAAAGAAGACGAGTCGCTAAGTGAGTTAGACATAGTTGAGGAACAAAATCAACTGCCCCAAGCACCGACTATCGCTGAACTACCTGAGAAATACAGGCAAAAGAGTTTAGATGAAGTCATAAAAATGCACCAAGAGGCTGAAAAGTTAATTGGTAAGCAAGCGCAAGAGGTAGGTGAAGTTCGTAAACTTGCAGATGAACTCATAAAGCAGAACCTTAGTTCTAACAAGCAACCTATTGAGCAAGATGAGCCTGAAGTAGATTTCTTTGAGAATCCAAAAGAGGCAATTCGTAAGACAGTTGATAGTCATCCTGATGTAGTAGCGGGTCGCCAAGCGGCTAACGACTTCAAAAGGATGCAGATTCAACAGAAGTTAGCGCAAAACCATCCTGATTTTGGGCAGATTGCACAAGATACGGACTTTCAGAATTGGGTGAAATCTTCACCTATTCGGTTAGGGTTATATGCGAGAGCAGATGGTGAGTTTGACTATGACAGTGCTAATGAGTTGTTATCGACTTATAAGCAACTAAAGGGTGTTAAGGCTAAACAGACTAGCGATGCGGGTGAAACCCAACGCAAGACTAACCTTAAAGCCGCCGCAGTTGATATAGGTGGTACTGGAGAGAGTTCTAAGAGAGTTTATAGAAGGGCTGACCTTATTCGGCTGAAGATGACTGACCCGAACCGATACGAAGCCTTGTCTGAAGAAATCATGCAAGCCTACGCTGAAGGACGGGTTAAATAATTTAACTTATCGTTTTTTGGAGATTTAACATGGCAACATCATTTTCCCCTTCAGGTAGCGTAACTACCACCACAGCGGCTAATTTCATTCCTGAAATTTGGTCGGACGAAATCGTAGCGGCGTACAAAAAGAACCTAGTTTTAGCAAACTTGGTCATGAAGATGAACTTCAAGGGCAAGAAGGGTGACACTGTTCACATTCCTGCACCTACTCGTGGTTCTGCTACTGCCAAAGCCGCTGAGACAGCAGTCACTTTGATTGCCGCTACCGAGTCAGAAGTACAAGTATCTATCAACAAGCACTATGAATATAGCCGCTTGATCGAAGATATTGTCGAGGCACAAGCCTTGAACTCTATGCGTAACTTCTACACATCAGACGCAGGTTATGCCTTGGCTCGTCAAGTCGATACAGACTTGGTTCAGTTGGGTCGTTCTGCAAATGGTGGTACAGCAGGAGCCGCCGCTTACGCCTCTGCCTACATTGGTGGTGATGGCACGACAGCGTATGTTGCCGCAAACAACAACGAGTCTGCTTTGACTGATGCCGCTATTCGCCGCACTATTCAGCGTTTGGATGACAACGATACTCCTATGGACAATCGTTTCTTCCTCATTCCTCCCTCAAGCCGTAACACATTGATGGGTCTTTCCCGTTATACAGAGCAGGCTTTTGTGGGTAATGGCAACGCTATCCGCACTGGTGAAATCGGTAATCTCTATGGTATCCCTGTGTTCACTTCTAGCAACGCCGATACGACTTCTGGTTCAGGAGCCGCTCGTGTTTGCTTGATGGGTCATAAGGACGCTATGGTTCTGGTTGAGCAAGTTGGTGTTCGCTCACAAGTGCAATACAAGCAAGAATACCTTGCTACATTGTTCACTTCTGACACGCTTTATGGTGTAGCCGCTCTGCGTAGTGCCGCATCTGTTGGAGCCGCTAAGTCTTCATCAATGTTCGCATTGGCAGTACCAGCCTAATTGCAGTTGCGCCCCCTGCCCTAGTGGTGGGGGGACTTTTTTAACCTAATTAGGAGAAATACATGGCAACCGCATCCGCAGTAACTACACGCAGAGGCACAGACCAATTTCGTGGTTTGTTCTCTGATACTTGGTCTGTAAAGGCTACTTTAAATGCTGGCTCACTTGTTGATGGTGCTGGCGAAACTGATGACATCACGATCCCAGGCGTTGCCTTGGGTGACATGGTTATTGGCGCATCTTTGGGTGTTGACTTGGTTGGTTTAACTGTTACTGGCTACGTGTCAGCGGCAGATACTGTCAAGTTCCGTATCCAAAACGAGTCAGGCTCAACTGCTGACTTGGCATCAACTACATTGCGAATTGTTGTAGTTCGCATGGTCTAAGGATTGGGGGACTTGTTCCCCCTTTCTTTTAAGGATAAATATGGCTTTGTTTCGATGTAATCAATCAGGTAATGTGGTCGAGTTTAGACAAGACTTTGACATTGCTGAGATGCGTAGACACCCAGAATACACAGAGGTTGATACTTCTGCTGTTGTAGAGGTTGCAAAGGTTGATGGAACAAGGCAGACATTAACGCTGAAAAAGCCTATGGGTAGACCCCGTAAGGAACAGTTATGAGTGACATTGACGCTAGAGATTTTGGCAAGTTAGAGGCACAGGTTGCTTCCTTGCAGACCGAAGTTCACCAATTGGCGAATGATGTCAAGGCTCTCCTTGAGTTGGCAAACAGGTCAAAAGGAGGCTTCTGGATGGGTATGACCATCGCATCTATGGCTGGTGGCGTAATCACTTTTATTGGTGGAAAGTTACTCCGATGAAAGAGGGCTTGCTATCAGGAGTTGTTTGTCCTGTGGCAACTCAGGATGTATCTACTAACCTGAAAAACAGAAACCATGTTTTCAAAGAGTATGGATATGGCCCTCCTAACCCTAATGAATCAAATGATGCGTTTTGGCTGAAGAAGGCCAAGATGTATAACGCTCCCACCAAAGACATTATGGGGATGAGATGTGGCAACTGTGCCGCATTTATTCAGACTCCCAAGATGATGGAGTGCATCATTGGTGGACTAGAAAAGGATGAAGGCGAGAATGAGTTGTCCTATGATGAGAACTTTGTCAAGGCGGCTAATTTAGGATATTGCGATTTATTTCAATTTACCTGTGCCGCACTCAGAACCTGTGATGCGTGGAAATCAGGTGGCCCAATTACCAAGGAGAAACCATAATGTACGGAAAATCAACCAAGATGACATCCCCAAAAACAACTAAAAAAGATACCAAAAAAGGTGTTCCTATTGCCATCATGGTGGCAGTTGGTAAGCCAAAGGCTATGCCTATGCGTGGTCAGCGTACTGCAACTAACATGATGAAAAAATCAGGGAGAGGCAAATGAGTTCATTATCTGGGGCAAAAACCCTTTTAAGTGCTGTTAGTGCTACTGGTGCTTCTGCCGCCATTCAAGTTGATGGTGGTCAACCAGTATTTATGCAAGTCTCTGGAATTACAAGTGCTACTGTTGTTTTACAAGGTAGCCTTGATGGTACTAATTGGGCAACCCTTGGTACTGCTTTGACTGCTGATGGAATGGTTACTGTTGCCAATGCACCTATGTATGTACGGGCTAACTGTACAGTTTATGTAACTGGAACTATTACGGCTAAGATTCTTTACTAAGGAGTTCCTATGAAAGCAAAAGCACCTAAGATGGCTAAAGTTGGCAAGGTAATGAAAGAATACAAGGCAGGAAAACTGCACTCTGGCTCTAAGAAAGGCCCAGAAGTCACTTCTCGTAAACAAGCGATTGCTATTGCCTTATCTGAGGCTGGCATGAGTAAACCAAAGAAAGCAATGAAGAAATGAAGCAAGGACTTTATGCCAATATTTTGGCAAAAAAGAAAAGAATCGCTGAAGGATCTGGTGAGCGTATGCGGAAAGTTGGTAGCAAAGGTGCGCCAACTGCCAAAGCGTTTATTGAGTCTGCTAAAACTGCAAAGAAACCAAAAAAGGTGAAGTGATGAAAACTCCTGCTTGGCAACGCTCCGAAGGTAAAAATCCTAAAGGAGGGTTGAACTCCAAGGGAAGATCATCTTATAATGCGGAAACTGGTGGTAATTTAAAAGCACCAGTAAAGTCGGGGGATAACCCTCGCAGAGCAAGTTTCTTGGCTCGTATGGCTGGCAACGATGGCCCTGAGTACAAGGATGGTAAACCGACAAGACTGCTTCTTTCGCTCAAAGCATGGGGTGCATCCTCAAAGGCTGACGCAAAGGCAAAGGCTAAGTCTATTTCTGAACGAAATAAGGCAAAGGCAAGCAGATGACCTATCTAGAATTAGTTAACGATGTATTAGTCAGGCTTAGAGAGCCTGTTGTTACTACATACAACGAAACAGCCTATTCAACACTTATTGGTAAGTTTGTCAATGATGCAAAGCGTCAAATAGAAGATGCTTTTGCTTGGAATGTCTTAGGTCAGACAATTACCCTGTCCACTACTTCTAGCACATATTCCTACTCCCTAACTGGTTCTGGTCAGAAGTTCCAAGTTCAAGATGTGATTAACGCCACTAGCAATGTTGGCATGAAGAATATCGACTTTGTTAGTATGAATCGGTATCAGAACTTCTCTACCCCTATAAATGGTATTCCATCGAATTACGCTTTTGATGGCGTAGATAATAATGGCGATACAAAAGTAACTCTCTATCCTCGTCCTGATGGCGTGTAT